ACCCCGTAGAATTTAAAAACCTGGGCTTGAAAGATATAGCCGAAAAATTGGCACAACCTTTTGGTGTCGGCGTTAAGTTTCACGTGGAGCAAGGCGCGACGTTTGATCGGGTCAACCTCAAACCAAGCCAAACCATAATGGGTTTTTTGTCCGACCTAGCCAAGCAACGAAATATCATTATATCAAACACGCAAAGTGGTGAATTGCTTTTTGATCGATCTATAGCCGCCGGAAAACCAGTGGCAAAACTTGAGCAAGGAAAAGCGCCGCTGATGTCAGTAACCGCATCGTTCGGCGCACAACAATACTACTCACATTTGACCGGCATCATACCGGCGACAGCCGGGCAAGGCGGCGCAAAGCACACAATTCAAAACAAAAAGCTTACAGGCGTATTACGTCCGGTTACGTTTTCGGTGCCTTACACTAAAAACGGCGACGTTGAGGCGGCGGTCAATTCTCGCGCCGGTCGCATGTTTGGGAACATGGTTAGTTATAACGTGGTGTTACCTACGTGGCACGACGCAAACGGGAAGCTATGGCAACCGAACACCACAATAATTTTGAACGCGAAAGACGCTATGATCTATGGCGATTATGAATTCATTATTCGTTCGGTGACGTTAGACCGCGATGAAAAGGGTGAGCTTACAAACCTGATGTTAATTTTGCCTGGCTCGTTTGAGGGCAAAATACCGGAGTCGTTACCGTGGGACGAATAGCCAAAATTTTACAATTTGTTAGGGCGGTGCGTGATGACATAAATAATAGTAACGTGTCCGACGTAACCGTTGACCCAGGCGGTGAAGCGAACGTGACCGTCGAACATTTTAGCAGTGCAGGCGATGACGCCTACCCGCTTACAACGGACTACGCTTTAATTGTACCCGTACCAAGTGACCGATTTTCAAGCGTTGGATACTTGGACGCAATCAATGCAGGCAAAGCGCAAGAGGGTGACAAGCGCATATACTCGCGTGACGCGTCAAACGGTAACATGGTAGCCGAGGTGTGGCTAAAAAACGATGGGACTATAAAAGGCACGAATCAAAACGGTGATTTTGAATTACAAGCCGGTGGTGATTTTATTATCAATGGTGTAACCATCGATGTGAACGGAAACATTACAACCAGCGGCACAATTGACAGTGCAGATATTACGTCAACCGGAACCGTTGAAGGTGATATCGTCAAGGGCGCATCGTCATTATTAGCCGGTAGTGCAGAGGTGGTAGGACATACGCACGCGGTTGACGGTAACCCAGGTAATACAGGGCCGTTATTATGACAACGCTACAGCAAGGTGACGTTAAGCTATTTCAAACGGATGACGGCGGCGATATCTCGGTCATCGACGGGATTGTTGAAATGTCAGGCGGGCTAGAAACGTCGGTATATTTGGCGTTATTTGGCGGCAACGAAAACGACAACGGCGCACAATTGAGCGCCGATAAATGGTGGGGCAATAACAGCGAAGTAAGCGAGCGGCAATATGTGAGCAAGACACAATTTTTGTTGCAATCCATACCGGTAAACTCTGCCAATTTAAGGCGGTTAGAAGATGCCGCAAAAAACGATTTGAAATATTTGCTTGATTTAAAAATAGCGTCAAGCGTTGAAGTGTTCGCGTCGTTACCGTCTATAAACTACGTCAACCTAAACGTAAAAATTCAAGCACAAGGTATCGAATCAGAGTTTAATTTTACAGAAAATCTAAAACAATTAAGCCAAACTTAACGGATTAATTTATGACAATTTCAGAAGCCTTTGACGAAAGCGCCCGCGCTCGTGGTGTCGGTGTTTTAACCTTTAACGACGACAAGCCTAGCGCTGTTATCGGCAGCGTATCGCCACCGACACCGATAATACCGCCGTTAGACGCTACATACCTTGACGCGGTGCTTTTCGATAACCCGATGTATTACGCGCGCATGGATGATTTAGTGCCGAGTGCTGTATGTGTTGATATTATTTCCGCACGAAATGGCGCTTATCAAAATAGCCCTTTGTTAGAGGGGCGTGGCGCGTTAGCTTTGCAATATAATCAATCAGTTTATTTTAACTCTGCACTTTCGCAGCACGTTAACAATGTCGGTCTAGTTTCTGATTTTTCGTTTATCCAAAATACCGGAATATTTACAATTGAATTTTGGTTTAGGCTTGAAGACTTGCTAGCTGATTATTATATCAGTGCAAACGCCAACCTAATTAGCGAAAAAGGATTTTTGATAAGGTATGTGTCGGCAACAAAAAAGCTACGTTTTGAAATTTTGAACGGTAGCGGTGCTTCGTCAATGGTGACGCTAGAAACTGCTCTCGATGTGATCGGACAAGGCATGTGGCATAACGTGGTAATAACCGGCGACGGTGTTAACGCGGTCATATATGTTGATAACATACAAAAAATAACCGGCGCTTTGGGTGTAAGCTCAAGCGGCGATTCTAGCTTCCCATTAATTTTGGGCGCGGGCAATTCAAGCGGTTCAGGTTTTGGTTTTTTACTTGGCGACCTAGACGAATACTCTATTAGTAACGCAACGCTTACACAGTTACGTGTAACTGCTCATTACCAAGCCGCCATTTCAGAGTATCGAAAACTTATTTATAATTCTGGGCGGCAATCTTTTTGGTCACTTGGCGAAAGTGGTGGCCTAGTTGCAATTGATAGTATTGGCGGACTTAACGGCGACTATGTAAACACACCTTCGTTAAATGTTCCGGGGCTTACAGGTGGCGCTAACGAATCCAGCTTATCGGCTAGATTTAACGCGGCGAATACTGAGCACGTTAGTCAAATCGGCCTCATAGAGGACTATTCGTATATTCAAAACACGGGAATTTTTACAGTAGAATTTTCTTGCACGTTCGACGATCTAAATAATCGTATAGAATTAATGGGGAACGCCTCACAGTCAGCACTCGATAAAGGTATTCGGGTTGCTTACTTCGGTGACATAGGCGGGGAAATGTTAGTACAAGTATTGCACGCCGTTAACAATGATTATGTGTTGCAATTGGTATCTTCGCCCAACGTTATTAACGATAATTTTAAACACCATTTTTTAATAACAGCCGACGGCGTTAACGGGTATATTTATTATGATGGCGTGCCAATGGATAGTGCGCCAATTGGAACATTATCAAGCGGCAATTCTACGGGTGTTTTTAATCTTGCAACGTCTAACGCGATAGTAAATACACACAGGGGGCTTTTGGATGACGTTTCCATTAGCGCCAATTATACAACGCCAACCGAATTGGCCGCATTAGTTGCCGCATGGAAAGGAACTAAATTTTATGATTTAGCTGTCGGACGCAATCCCTTCAGTTATCACCGGATGGATGATAGGAGTGGCACGGTCTGCACTGACATAATACGCGGACTAAATGGCGTTTATAATAATACTCCAACGTTAGGGATCACGGGCGCGGTTGCTAACAATAAAGCGGTAGAGTTTGCCAGGGTAACGACCGAATACGTTAGCGCCGTTGGCGGCTTGGCCGATTATTCTTTTATACAAAACACGGGGGTTTTTACCGTCGAGCTTTGGTTTTATTTAAACGATAGCGGCGGCTCGGATCAGATGTTATTGGGCAGCACTGTTAGTACCGCAGGTAAAGGTATATTTTTAGAATTTAATAATACGGATAATTCAATTAGGTTTGCGGCAGAAAGAGGCTTAGCAGGAAACCCGGCTTTCGATCTAACGTCGCCAGCGGGTCAAATTACGGCACTCGGTGATTGGCACCATTTGGTTGTAACTGGATTCGGTAGCTCGGTGGAAATGTTTGTCAATGGCGCATTAGTTCAAACGGTTGCGATATCGGGTTTGTCTAGTGGCAATTCTACAGCCTTGATGCACCTTGGCGCGGGTAATAATGCGGGTGCACCATTTACCCCAATGGATGGAGGGCTTGACGAAGTTCTATTTTATAATTCGGGCATGGGCGCGGCGGTAGTGCTCGAACACTTTAACGCTAGGAATTTATAACATGGCACTAACAACCCCAACCATAAAAGCGATTAACGATAATATTATCGCCCAACTTGAGGCAACGTTAAATCAAACAATACCGCTTTTACCTAAATCGTTTTTGCGCGTATTAGCAAAAGTATTAGCGGGCGTTTTTGTGTTGCTTTATAAGTACGGCGGCTTTATGTTTTTGCAGATGTTTGTCAACACTGCAAGCATTGCGACTACGACGATAAACGGCGTTAGTGTTAGCCCGTTGTTGCAGTGGGGTAGACTTATAGGCGCGCC